CAAACATTAACTGTTGGTGATAATAGTTTACTTATTGAAAGAATAGATAGAAAGATTGACAGAGAGAAAGTTAAGATTACAGATGCTGAAACAGTTGTTGCACAGTTAGATAAAACAGTACAAGTATTAATTGATTATGATAGGATCAGAGGACCAAGTGGTGCTATTGCAGTTCGTGAATCTCAGAATGAAGAAAGAGCATCTTTATCTAATATTATAGATCAAGCATATAGTAAAATAGATACTCTATCTGTTGAGAAGTTAGAACTAGATAAAGAGCAACTAGAACTTGAAGCAGAAGTAGGACCAATAAAATATATTGCAGCTTTCATCTATGGTGATGAATTAGATAAGACATTATTAGAAAGAGCTGTTAGATGGATCATTATTACAATTATCTTTGTGTTTGATCCTTTAGCTGTACTTCTTATAGTAGCAGCTAATATGACATTTAAAGAAGTTATGAATAGACCAAAAAAAGTTAAGATTACAAAAGCAGCAGATGCTACTAAAAAAGAATGGTCTGAGATTAAACTTGAACAAGAAGTAAAAGAAAAACCTAAACCAAAAGATGAAAATGCACCAGAAGGAATGGTCAAAACAACTCATGTTGGATACAAAAAAAAACTAAGCCCACTTGGATTTAAATTAAATAAAGATGTTGACAATTGATTCGTTATAGTATATGATAGTGAAAGGAGTTTTTTATTATGACAGATTTTTTTAGAAATATGGTGAAGGAGTTAAATGATGAGAACACAAATATTGCAGATGATGGACTCAGTTCTTCACAGTTCAGTGGATGTATTGATACTGGGAGTTATGTCCTTAACGCTGCTTTGTCTGGCAGTCTTTACGGTGGTGTACCAAATAATAAGATTACAGCGTTTGCAGGAGAGTCAGCAACAGGAAAGACGTTCTTCGTTCTTGGTGTTGTTAAGCGCTTCCTTGATGACAATCCTACCGGTGCAGTGTTTTATTTCGATACTGAAGCTGCTGTAACAAAAGAGATGATGAGTACTCGTGGTATTGATACTAAACGAGTTATTATATCAGAACCAGAAACAATACAAAAGTTTAGACACACTGTTCTTCAGTTGGTGGATAACTATGCAAAGTCAAAAGATAGACCACCTATGTTGATGGTGTTAGACAGCCTTGGTCAGTTAAGTAGTACTAAAGAGTTAGAAGATACTGCTACTGGAAGTGAAACTAGAGACATGACCAAGGCTGCAACCTTAAAAGCTACATTTAGAGTTTTGAATCTAAAGTTAGCTAAGATTAATGTTCCTATGTTGATTACTAACCATGTATATGATGTAGTAGGTAGTTACATTCCTACTAAAGAGATGGCAGGTGGTAGTGGTTTGAAATATAGTGCATCTACAATATGTTTTCTTGGAAAGAAGAAAGAGAAAGATGGAACTGAAGTTGTAGGTAATATAATTAAAGTTAAGATGGCTAAGTCAAGATTTACTAAAGAGAATAAACAAGTAGAAGTATTATTGACTTATGATAAAGGTTTAGATAGGTACTATGGTCTTTTAGACATAGCAGAGAAGTATGATATATTCAAGAAAGTAGCTAATCGATATGAACTTACAGATGGATCCAAAGTATATGGTAAAGTTATACAAAAAGATCCTGAAAAGTATTTTACTAAAGATGTAATGGCTAAGATTGAGAAAGCTGTAGAAAAGGAATTTTTATATGGAGACTATGTTAGAAGTACCCAAGTTCAAGTACCTGAACAAAGTGTCACCGAGTGATACTTCTGTTATTGAGATACTAGAGGGGAAATACAAAGATGTAGAGTACTACTATCTAAAGGTTAATATGGAATCTTTAGAAGAAGGTAAACTTGTGTTTGAGTATAACATACTTAACGGTGAAGATAAAATAAAAGATAACAATGATTTTGTACAAACTATAGGTGATATATTAACAGTAATCATAGAAGGAGACAATGAGGATAGAGCAGCTAGTACTAAAGCATCTGATTAATAATGAAGATTATGCTAGAAAGACGATTCCTTTCTTACAGAAGGAATACTTTACAGATAGTAATGAACAAATAGTATTTGAAAAGATAAAGACATTCATTGCAAGCTATAATAGTATTCCTTCAAGAGAAGCTCTTGCTATAGAAATAGATAATGATAAAACTATAAACGACGAACAGTTTAAGAGTTGCGGTAAAGTTATAGATGAATTAACAGTTGAAGAAGCGCCTGATCTTCAATGGCTGTTAGATAGAACTGAGAAGTTCTGTCAAGAGAAAGCTGTATACAATGCTATAATGGAAAGTATACAGATTATAGATGGCAAAGATAAAAAGTCTAATAGTGGAACTATTCCAACTATACTAAGTGATGCATTGAGTGTTTCATTCGATAATCATATAGGACATGACTTCTTAGATGATGCTGATAAACGATATGATTTTTATCATAAGGTAGAAGATAAAGTACCATTTGATATTGATCTAATGAACATTATAACAAAAGGTGGCTTGAGTAAGAAGTCACTTAATATTATCCTTGCTGGTACAGGTGTAGGTAAATCTTTAGCTATGTGTCATTGGGCAGCAAACAACTTAACGGAAGGTAAAAATGTCTTATACATCACATTGGAGATGGCGGAAGAAAGGATTGCCGAGCGTATTGATGCGAATCTTCTCAACGTACCTCTTGATGACCTTGGCAATCTTTCTGAGGATCTTTATAAGAAAAAGATCAATAGAGTCAGAAAAGAAACAGCAGGAAAATTAATTATTAAAGAATATCCTACAGCAAGTGCTGGTACAGGACACTTTAGACATCTACTTAATGAACTTAGTATGAAGAGGAACTTCAAACCAGATATCATCTATATTGATTATCTTAACATAGCATTAAGTATGAGAATTAAACCAGGAGCTCAAGTAAACAGTTATAGTTATATAAAAGCTATTGCAGAAGAGTTAAGAGGTTTAGCTGTTGAAAGAGATGTACCAATAGTAAGTGCAACACAGACTACAAGAAAAGGATTTACTAATAGTGATCCTGGATTAGAAGATACAAGTGAGAGCTTTGGTCTTCCTGCAACAGCTGACTTTATGATTGCAATGGTTAGTAGTGATGACTTACAAGCTCAAGGATGTGTAATGTTTAAACAGTTAAAGAATAGATATAGTGATCCTGTTCAGAATAAGAAGTTCAAAGTAGGAGTAGATAGATCTAAGATGAGACTGTATGATGTAGAACTTGAACATCAAGATCTTATTCAAGATACACCAAGTGTAATGGATAATACAGATTCTGGTAAAAGAATAAATGAAGAACGATTAACAGCAAAGTTAGGATTTAGTTGATGAAAAAGAAATACACAGTAAAGAAACATGGTAAATTATTTAAGATATATGAAATCTTAACTAAACAATATATTGCTCAAAGTCGAAATAAGAACTTAATTACAAAGCTACTAAGATCATTAAACAAAGGTAGTTTCTTCAATGGTGATACTCCTAAGTTTATGTTGATTGGTGGTCCTATAACTATACATGGACAGCAAAATAACAGAAATATATAACACATTACAAAATCACTTTAGCAGCAATGTACCTAATCCAGTTAATTATCCAGAATGTTTTATGTACTATCTTAAATGTTACAAACAGGAAATACAAGATAAAAAAAAGTTTAAATAGCTGTTGACCTTATTTTGGAAATAAAGGATAATGATATTTCAAATAGCATAATAATAACCTTAATAATGGAGATCATATATGACAAAAAATTATGCACAATCTATGGCTGACTCTGTTGTCAGTCCAACTACAAGAAACGGTAAGAAGTTTCGTAATCAAAAGAACCAAATTTTAGCATTTATTGCTGGTTCTTCTTCTTTCGCTTCTACTTCTGCAATTGCAAAAGCAATTGGAGCTAGCTTAACTACAGTTGGAGCTAGAGTATCTGAACTAAGATCTAACTTCGGTGTTAACTTTAAAACAGTTGAAGTTAATGTTAATGGTTCAAACCAGACTGCTTACTCACTCTAAGTAGTACTCAATAATGGTCGATATATTGTACCAAGAGTAATCAAAGCCCTGTTTTTACAGGGCTTTTTTTTTGTATTTTTTTATTTTACCTGTTGACCTGAGAACGTTTTTATGCTATTATAAGATAATGAGAGATAATAATTTAACAAGGAGTGAGAACATGACATTATCTAACGAACAATTCAAAAGAAACCTTTATAGTAAAGCTGCTGATAGAGCTACTAACGAGCTTGAAGAGAATACTGTTTGGGCTTTAGCTGACCTTAATTCTGCTACTGATGAAGCTATTGAAATAGCTGATGATTTAGCTGATACTATTAAGAAGATAGCATATGTTTCTAGAATGAAACTTAATCTTGGTGTTAATACAGAAATGCACGGAGACAAAAAGATTCTTGAAGCTGCTACTTTAGAAGAAGGTAGTGGTACTGAAATGACTTATCATGAAATTACAAGTCTTAGAACTTGGATAAATGATTCTTTAGATCAGATTGAATCTAATCTTGGTAAACTTCAAGATGCTCAACAAGCTGAGAAGCCTGTAATAGTTGGTCAAGAAAAGATCGCTAAGGATTTAGAGAACCTTAATGTTAAGTAGTCCTGAAGTTATTATAGAAGGTGATCACGACTATGGTGATGACCTTA